ATGAATCGTCGATCTCCTACACGATTTTCAGCGAAAGCGTCGTCATCGGCTGCTAATCAAGTCGTAACTTGTAAGATACAGTTGGTAACAACATCAGGCGCTGACAGACGCGCCACGATTTCCGGTTCTGGTTGCTTCCCTGCGGCCGCTTCAACCCGACATGACAAACGGTCCTCTCTGACTGTTTCCCATGGCCGGGTTCCTTTTGATGGCTGTAGAACCTTCGTCTATAGAGTTGGTACACGCTCCATTGGAGTAGTAACATCAGGTTGTGCAATCGCCCAACCGTGCCTGCTCACACCCGCTAGCCGTACCGCGGATCAGCTTGCTCGCCGGCCTGCACACCGATACGTCGACCATGAACAGCGTTTCCATACAAACGACGTCCTGACTCGATCAGTAGACGCGCTCACCACCCGCGCCGGTGTAAGGCTGAATCAGGCCCTATATCGAGCGCGGGTTTTTTGTGAATCTTGCATCACTTCCTTACAGTCACCCCTCCAAGTATTCATTGCTAAATTAGTTTCTCTAATTCTCAAGACTAAAGTCTTAACTGGTTTTGTATCACCTTTAAATTATCGAGCTTTTTCATTTGCCAGGGCGACTCAAAACGGCGACAATCACGCCATCTGGCAATATGTGTTGTTTCTAATAAACACTGCCCTCACCGTGTTCATGGTCGCCTTCCATTGGAAGCGATCTTTTCCGGCCCGTAAGTCAGCTATCTCCCCTGGTGGCGCTTATCGGGCCGTTTTTTTGTCCCCCATTTCCGCTCCAACCGCGTTCCCCTTGGTCCGTGGCGCTTCCGCCTGCTCGTCTTTCCCAGCCCGACAGGCTTCCTCGGCGTCACGGGCCTTTTTTCTTCCCCAAGCGATTACGCGTTCACTCCTGAATGCGCATCGCAGTACTCCCGCAGCACCCACCCACACGAGGAACACCCAATGACCACCGCGAAGAAACAACCCGTTCGCGTGTTCCTGGATCAGAGCGACCACTCCCGGTTTCTCGTCCAGGCCGGCACCAACCGCCTGACTCCTTCCGCCCTGGGCGAACGGCTCTTTCAGTACGGCCTTGCCCAACTGGAGCGCGGCGACCGCTCTGTCCTGGAAGGTGACTCTTCTCCGGCCCGCCCGGAACCGGGGCTCTAATCATGTTTCTGCCTGCCCGTCACCCGTCGCCCATCGGTCGCACGGCCTCCCAGGCCGGAACCGTGCCCCCCGTCATACCCTGCGCAGCACGGGTTGACGGGAGGTGCGGGATCGGCCGCCGTGCTTCACGACCGATGGCAGGCGGTGTCGGGTGGGCAGACGCCTGCCCGGAGCCCCGAGTTCTGAGGGAGCGGGCCAAGCGGTGTCTCCAGGGGCGCGATTACGGTCACGCCGCGCTTCTCTACGCCCAGGCCGAACACTTAACCCGGATGCTCGACCCCGAGTCATCCGACCTATCAGAGCTAGTCGTACTCGCTCGCCACTGCCACACCCTGGCAACCCAGTACCAACGCTAAAAGGAACGAAACCATGTCCATGATCAACACCATTCAAGCCCACGTTATCGGTGCCTCCCGCTACGAAGTCGAAGGCATCAAAGGGGCCAAGCTGATCATCATGAACGAGGCCGCACCGGACAACGACAATCTGTTCGGCTTCCAGACTTCCACCATGTCCGCCCCGTTCGAGATGGTCGACAAGATCCGCGAACTGAACCCGCGCTTGCCCGGCAACCTGGAGCTCGATGTCGAGATCCGCGCCTCCCAGGGCAAGGTGACGATGCACGCCATCGCCGTGCGAGAAGCCAGCGTGACCGGTCGCCGCCCGAGCGATACCAAGTCCGACGCCAAGCCGGATAGCACCAGCAAGACCAACTGATATCGCCATCGCATAACCCGGATAACGAGGAGCCACTAATGACCGCTGAGCAGTTCGATCAACTGTGGCTCCTCACGTTTTGTACCGCGCTCGTCGTCTCATTCGGGCTCGGTGCAATCAAGGGTGGCCAACGATGAGTTCCGCAACCCTCATCGGCTACCTGTTAGGAGCCTACGCCCTAGGTTGGGCGTGGGGTAAGTCCACACTCGCGTTCAAACAATTCATGGAAAAGACACTATGAAAACTCAACTGAAAAACGCTGCCGTCCGTACCCGTTTCGCCCTCCGCAAAGTCGCCGGCAAGGCAACGGCTGTCTCCGTCACCATGATTGGCGGCACCACCGCTGCCATGGCATCCGACGGTGGCTCCGCTGCGTCTGCCGCTTTCTCTGAACTCTCCAGCCAGGCCGCCAGTATGGCCAGCGAAGCGTGGCCCGTCGTGACCGCCATCGTCGGCTCGCTGCTCGCCATCGGCCTGTTCAAGAAGTTCGCCAACAAAGCCACCTGATTGGGTGGTTCAACCGGCCCCGATCTCCGCCCTGGGCGTACACCGGGGCCGGTGACTCAAGGGGCCTTCCGGGGCTCCTTTTTTGTTGGTAACTTATGCGATACTTTATTATTTTCATATCTTTTTTATTGTTCTCATTTCCAGCAAGAGCTGAATGGAAAGATGTTGCAACGATAAGCTATCAATCTTCTGAAAGCTGTTCTGCAGCCAACTCCGTTGCTCGAGGGCGAGTATCTGATAGAATTTCTGAGTTTGTTATCCCAGGAGTCAAGTTCGTTAAGGTAACCGTGTTTGCTACTTGCAAAAAGGTTTACTCAGGCGGCTATAAGTACAATTCTGCAAAATACTGGATCCAATACTCCTCGAAACGTTCTGATGTTCTGACTTCAGACTCTCCTGTTTATGGCGTCACATATACGGATGAGGAATGCCAAGCCGGTTACGGTGGCTCCCATGAGATTTCCGGTTTACCTCAAGATCTAGGTGGCCAATCCCGAACAACAGTTAACTTGGGCGCTTGCCGGGTCACTTCTACTGGCGGCGTTATGCCCTGTTATAACAACGATGACGGCACGCAAACCTGCCTCTCTAATTGGGTCGCTGAATCGACAGGTGAAGAAAACGACTTCGAGTCTTCACCTGGCATCGTCGAGGAGCCGTTATTCCAACAAACCGATGATCCAGCCAGTTGTTCTAACGGTTATTACAGCAGTGGTGGTAAATCCTATTGCTACACCGGCACGAGCGAACCCACAGAATATAACGTCGACGAAAACGGGGATGTTATCGATGACTCCAATGACGGCGGCAACTCTGGCGGCAGTGACGGCGGTGGTTCTGGCGGGGATGGCGGCTCTGATGACGGTTCATCCGGTGGTGATTCCGGTAGCGGCGGTGGCTCCGGTGGCGGTGGTTCCGGTGGCGGTGGCAGTTCTGGCGGGGACGGTGACAGCGGTAACGATGACGGCGAGGGGCTTGATGGCGTAATCGATGCCATCGGTAGCGTTCGCAAGGCCATCAACGATGGTTTTTCCCACCTAGTCGATACCTTCACCAATCAAGATGGCGCGCCCTCGGGCGATGATGTCGTGGCCGATTTCGATGGCCAGGGCCTCAGCGATGACCTGATGGCCGAGGTCGAGTCCCAGAACGACGGCATCCAGGGCGAACTGACACAGCGTTACCAGGATCTATTCGAGTCCGATTCCAGCATCCTCGGTTCGGCCCTGAACAGCGTCAGGGACACCGCCACCTCCTGGCTTCCCTCGATCCCTTCCGGTGGCGGCTGCAACCCGCTGTCGTTCTCTTTCCAGGGTCACACGCTGACGATTGAGTGTCGCGTCTTCGATCTCATCAAGGCCGCCCTCTCCTGGATTTTGTTCTTCTTCACCGCGTACCAGATCACCATGATGGCGCTGTCGTATCGCAACGGCGGGGAGGCCTGATCATGGGAGCCCTCGTCCGCCTACTCTTCACCGCCCTGGTCCCGCTACTGCGCGAGTTCTTCAAGCACTTCGGTGGTGTGCTGCTGCGGTTCTTCTTCTGGCTCAAGGTCGCCAGATTCGGCCTGTTCATGATCAAGGTCGGGATCTTCCTCGGCCTCGTCACCGGCATGGCCGCCGTGATTTCCGGTGTGGTCGACGGGCTGACGGTGTCCCTCCCGCCGCTGTTGGCCGACGGGTTCAACCGGGTCTTGCCGGACAACTTCTCCAACTGTGTCGCCGCCCTGGTCATGGCGAAGTTCGCGGTCTTCGCGCTCCAGGTGAAGGACCGCATTCTGGGGCTCGGGGGTCTCTGATGGCCGTCTACGTCGTCACCGGCAAGCTCGGCGCGGGTAAAACCCTGGTCGCGGTGGGCAAGATCAAGGACAAGCTCAACCGCGGCTGCCCGGTGGCTACCAACCTGGATCTCCGGCTGAACAAGCTGATCGGGGAGAAGGCCAGGAACACCCGTGTTTACCGCATTCCGGACAAGCCCCAGTTGGCCGACCTGGAAGCGATCGGCAGGGGCAACGAGAGCTACGACGAAGCCAAAAACGGTCTCCTGGTGCTCGACGAGTGCGGTACCTGGTTCAACTCCCGATCCTGGGCCGACAAGTCGCGCCAGGCGGTCATCGACTGGTTTCTCCACGCTCGGAAGCTCGGCTGGGACATCATTTTCCTGATCCAGGATCTCTCGATCATGGATAAGCAGGCTCGCGTTGCCCTGGCGGAACACGTCGTCTACTGCCGCCGCCTGGATCGCCTCTCGATCCCGTTCATCGGCTCGCTGTGGTCGATGTTCGCCGGCGGCAAGCTGCCGATGCCCAAGGTCCACCTCGGCATCGTCAAGTACGGGGATTCTCCGCAAAGCCTCGTCGTCGAGCGTTGGACTTATACCGGCCGCTCGCTCTACCCGGCCTATGACACCAAGCAGGCGTTCTCCGACGCCTATCCCCACCAGACCTATTCCATGCTGCCGCCGTGGCTCACCCATGGCGTGTTCCGCGTGCCCCGCGACGCGAGGTTCTTCATGCGCCTGACCCGCATCTACTGGAAACGCTTCAACCGACCGTTGATGGCGGTCGCCGCTTTCGTTCTGGGAATCGTCCTCACCACGTCCGTGCTGGTCATCGATCAAGTCGATGCGCGCAACAGCCGACCGGACCCGGAGGCCACGCCCGACACCCCCGCCCCCGCGGTCGACCTCACGGCCTACCAACGGGCGCGGATCATCGGGTATGCCCAGTTGGGCGACCTCACCACCTATCGACTCCTGGACGGCGACAACCGGCCCACCACCAGCCACGACCTCGAGCGCCAAGGGCTCACCGTCGTGCCGATGGGCGCCTGTCACCTCCGCCTCGAATCTGGAGCTCAACATGCTGACATCGGTTGTTAGATCCCTTTGCAATGCCCTGTTTGTCTCGCTGCTGGCTGCATGGCTGTTATTGCTGGCGCGGCCATTGTTCGCCATGCCCATCGATATGCAGGGCGCTGACGTGCGGGAGTTTGTTCACTGGTACAGCCAGGAAACCGCCACCCCCATCGCCATCGATCCCCGCGTCGACGGCACCCTGACCGTCTATGCCCCGGATGTTCCTAACGATCAGCTCCCGGAGTTCTTCCAGGGCGTGATGCAGTCCCACGGCTACCAGCTCGTCCCCGGCAATCCGCCGACGCTGATACCCGCCCGCGCCCAACAGACGTTCATGGCCCAGATCGGCACCCCGGAACCGCTCGAACCCACCGTCTCCCGCGTGCTGCCGATCACCCACCTTCGGGCCGATGATCTCGCGCCCCTGGTCGATGCCTTCCTGGCCCAGACCACCACCGGCAGCCTTACCGCCGCCAATGCCCAAATCCTCCACGCCGCCAACGCGCTCCTGGTCAACGGCCCCCAGGATCGAATCGACGCCCTGGAGCAGCTCCTGCCGCAGATCGATGTCACCCGCGCCCAGGTCCTCATCCGCGCCATCATCTTCGAAACCAGCGACGGCGATACCTTCGATCTCGGGGTGGCGTTCGGAAGGGCCCGAAGCGGCAGCAACCCCGCCGGCGGCTTCAACACCTCCAGCCTGGGTAATGCGCTCGCTGTGCCCGGGGCCTCGTTCGGGATCTTCGACGGCGACACCCTCGCGCTCGCGGTCAACGCCATCCGCCGCGACTCCAACGCCCGCGTACTCTCCACGCCGCAGATCCTCACCCTATCCGGTCAGCGCGGCACCATCAGCGTCGGCCAGAACGTGCCGTTCATCACCGGTCGGATCACCGGCGAAGCGGCCAACATCGAAAACCCGTTCCAGACCATCGAGCGCAAGGACATCGGCATCACCCTCAACGTGTTCCCGGTGGTCACCCCTTCCGGGCTGGTGGTCATGGACGTCAACACCGCCGCCGACAGCCTGACGGACTCGCTACTCGCCTCGGACATCATCACCAACCAGCGCAGCATCGCCACCACGGTCCAGATCCAGTCCGGCCAGTCGGTGCTCCTGGGCGGCCTCGTCTCCGAAGAAAACCGCCGCCAGGAGAACTCCGTCCCGATGCTCTCCGACATCCCCGTCATCGGCGGCCTGTTCCGCTCCACCTCGACCAGCAGCCAGACCAGCAATCTCTACGTGCTGCTCCAGGCCACCGTGCTGCCCACCCAGGAGGTCACGTCATGAATCCGGCTATCGATAGTCAAAGCAGTGCGCCGGCGTTAAGTCCTAATAGGCAACCACTATCCAACGCCTGGGTACCACTCGCCCAGTGGCTCGCGATCCTGACCATGACCGTCGAGCACGTCTCCAAATACCTCTGTCCGGATGCCGCGATCACGCCCTGGGCGATCACCGTGGGCCGTATCGCCTTTCCGCTGTTCGCCGGCATGGTCGCGTGGCATCTCCTCCACAACACCCGCCGACCGGCTCGCTACGGCCTCCGCCTGCTCTGGGTAGGCTCCCTGGCGCAATTGCCCTATGCCCTGGTCGTCACCCCGGACAAGTTGAACGTCTGCTTCACCCTCGCCCTGGGCCTGCTTGCCGTGGTCGCGCTGCGACAGATCCAGGAACGCTATCTACAGGCCGCCATCGGTATCGTCCTGGCCCTTCTGACCCTCTCGATCAGCCCTTACGTCGAATACGGCCTGTTCGGGCTGCTCCTGGTGCCGGCGTTCGTGCTGGTCTATCGATACCCACATCGCACCGTTGCCGCGATCCCGGCATTGCTCTTGGCCGCCATGATCAACGGAACACCGCTTCACATGCTCATCAGCACCGCCACGGCCATGACGCTCGTTCTCCTGGCCAACGGGTCCCTGCGCCTCGATCTCCCGGTACCGGCCATCCCGCGCCCGCTCCGGCTCTCCTGGTATCCGCTTCATCTGGCCGTCATTGCTGCCCTCCTGCTGGTTGTCACCGCATGACGATCTTCATCACGGACTGCCGGGGACCAACGACTAGCGAGTGGGGGGATACGAGTCTGTCGTGGGTCAACGGGAGTCAACCGGACCACCCCCATCGGCCGAGTGCTGGTGGTGGTCCGTTGCGGCATCTCTCACATGCCTATTCCTATGAAGTTGAAGGTTCGAAAGTGTCACTGCGGTCCACTGTGGCTCATTGCATCGGAAGCTCTCTGAACCTGTTTCCGACCTATTCCAAGTCACAAATCCTCAACGCAGGATCTAGTCATCAGCCGGGCGAGACCCTCCCTGTAACACGTCTCGCAGATCAACGAACGAATCGACCATTTCGGCTCACAACGTACAGTTTTGGAGTTTTATAAAATGAAGACCTGGGAACGCTATTCGCTCGAATCACTGGCACGCGATGAGCAAGACGAACGGGGCTCGCTTTTCATCAGTCCCAAGGGCCAGCGCAACCTCTCGAACATCAAGCTTCTCCACACTGGCGTCGACACCGTGCGTCAGCTTTACGCCGGCAAGCCCTGCCTCGCCCTGTTCGATCAGATCATCGAGACGTACCGAGAAGGACGTGGCGCCACCATCGACCTGTTCGGTACCACCTGGATCGTCGGCGCCGGCAACACCAACAGCGGCTTCCGCTACCGGCTCCAGAACAACGAGCTTGGCGTCATCGTCCTGTTCTATGCCCGGCACACCAAGGCCGAAGACGTCGGTACCCACCTCAAGATCGAGCTAAGCCCCCACTTCATCCACGAGCGCAGCACCGCCGATATCCAGACCTACCTGGACAGCATCGCCAAGGCACTGATGGCCTACGTCGAGCCCATGGGCTGTGCCGTTCACCTCGCCCTGGACATCCAGGGCTGGAAGCCCCCAAAAGACTTCATGGACCGCTTCGTCACCCGTTCCAAAAAGGTCACCAAGATCGACGGCATCGACGATTTCAGCTTCAACCACGGCACCATCGCCACCACCTACGGCAATGCCGAAACCTTCATGTTCGGTACCGCCAGTGCGCTCCAATGCTGCATCTACAACAAGACTAAGGAAGCCCACGCCCGCGACAAGATCCACTTCTGGGAAAGCATCTGGAACACCGCCTCCAGCGACGACCCCACCGTCTCCGACTACGACCCCGACCGCGACGTGTGGCGTATCGAAATGCGCTTCCATCAATCCGTGCTGCGGGAGTTCGCCCAGGGCGTTCCCTGCAACGTCGACACCGGCGAATGCCTGGACATGGAACACGGATTCAAGCGCTTCATCGACACCGTGCCCCACCTCACCGGCCTCTGGCGCACCGCCATGGGCAAATACCGGCTCGACCACTCCCGCAACCTCATCGACAGCGCGTGGCAGCTCCTGCAGGAAGACGCTCGGTTCTACGATCACGAACCCCACTTCCTCTACAAACGGGCCCGCAAGGCCCCTGGGCTCGGCAACGAAAAGAACGTCGCCCTGGTCGTGGGTAACCTCATCTCCCTCTACGCACGCCAGGGCTTCACTACCCAACAAGCCATGAACGGTCTCACCCGCTGCGGGGCCTGGGACGACATCGCCAACTACTATCGGCGACGGGGGATCGATGCCGACCAGCTACGGCTACTCATCTCGCAACGGCTCGTCGAGCGGCGATTACTAGGGAAAGCAGCCTAGTGGCGATCAAGAAAACCGAGTCAGGTTGGAAAGTGGACGTTCGTCCGAATGGTCGGGACGGAAAGCGCGTACGCCGCACCTTCAAGACCCAGGCCGAAGCCAGGCGCTTCGAAAACAAGATCCTCGCCCAGGTCGCCGATGGCCAGCAATACGCACCACTCAAACGCGACCGCCGTCGACTAATGGAGTTCGCCACGCTTTGGTATGACGTCCAGGGTGTAGGGCTCAAGGATGGCCGTGGCCGATACCGCAAGATGCAGCAGCTAGCCGGACTCATGGGCAATCCTGTCCTATCCACGTTGACCCCGATGGATATGGTGCGCTTTCGCCAGCAACGTCTCGATGCCGGCATCTCGCCCAACACGACCAATCACGATCTCGCCCACCTTCGTGCCATGGTCAACGTCGCGATCCGCATGGGCGAATACCGGGGAGAAAACCCTTTTGCAGCGGTCAAGGCGATCCGGTTACCTGAGACGGAACTCTCCTACCTCGACCAGGAAGGCATCGACGTTCTATTCAGCCAGTTGCGTCAATCCCGGAACGCCCACGTGATGCTGGTCGCTCGCCTATGTCTCAACACTGGCTGCAGATGGAGCGAGGCACAGACACTGCGCAGTGAGAACGTCCAGCATGGCCGTGTGACTTACGTAGGTACCAAGAACGGACGCAACCGTACCGTGCCTTTACCCGCCGATCTCTTCGACGAGCTCAAAGCGCACGGCCCGCGTATTGGCCGCCTGTTTCCCCAGGACGCCTATCAAGCGTTCAGCCTAGCCTTGAACCGAAGTGGAATTGAGCTGCCTAAGGGCCAACGCACCCATGTTCTACGGCATACCTTCGCCAGCCACTTCATCATGAACGGGGGCGACCTGCTGACGTTGCAGAAGATCCTTGGACACCGGACGATCCAAATGACCATGCGCTATGCCCACCTCTCACCTGATCACCTCGCGGACAGTATCAAATACGGCCCGAAATTCGAGTGTGGTCAAAGTGTGGACACGGTACGGAAATGGAACCCTGAAACGGGCAGAAAAGTGACGTAA